TTCACCTTTAACACAGCTTTCATTAGAGCACCATCACCACAATATTCCAATCTACCCTCTCTATCATGAGAAAGATCTCTAATACCCTTAGGAGGACCATGTACAATAAGTACATCTGTATCCATAGGAATATGATCCCAAACTCTATTGATAGTTTCTCTGCTCTTCATAAAAGCCCAGTCACCAAACTGTGGTGTGTGAGGAGATCCCCAAAACTTAATCCCATCAATAGTGGTGGCTGCATTTTCAAGATAGGTGATACCTGCTGCATGAAAATCTGCTGGTGTAACTCTATTTCTTTCTATGGAAGTAGAATGATTTCCTGCAACAAAAATCTTATGTTTTACTTGGACATTTTTGTACCATTCAATAAAATCACGACACTCTTTTTCATTTCTATCAACATCTCTATAGTTTGATTCATCTCCAGAGTGAACTACTACATCAGTATTTTCAAATATACTATTTGGAAGTTGATGATGAAACCCATGAGTATCAGATATATGAAGAATTTTCATAATTAATTTTTTATTAATTTATCATATACTTTTATAATCCAATTTTTAAAATCATCAAGATTATTATTTAATTTAGCTGTATTACATTGCGTACAGCAAGATACTACATTTTCTTGAATATATCCTTTAGAATTATCTACTCTATCAATACCATTGTAAAAAATAGAATACTCTTCAGAATTATTTACAGCATATTGTACTTTATTTTTTTTATTAATCCTATTTCTTAATCTTGCATTATATATATTAGAAGGAGGATTGTTACAATAAAAACAGTTTCCTCTTAATAACTTTATAATCTCATCATAAGTTAAAGTACATTCAATTTTTCTTTTTTTAGCCTGAGATATGTAGTTACTTGCTTTTGCTCTATAAGAAGCTTCTTCTGGAGAATATTTTTGATTAGCATGTGGTTTTGAAACAAAATTTTTACAACCACAATTATTTACTTGTCCAGATAAAAGATAAGTTAACTTTACTTCTCTTGTTTTACCACAAATACATTTACATAAATATGTATTGTTATAGTTTTTAGAACCTAAATACTCTGTAATAACAAGATCTCCAAATATTGATCCAATAGGAATTGACTTTTTCATGTTTTTTTGTAAAGCTACAAACAAAAAATCATAATTCCAAATTTTATGATACTTTTTTTTAAAATTTATTTAGATAATCTGTATATTGCAAATTTAGTTATTTATTGTATTTTTTCCTAAGTTCTAGGATTTTCTGTCTAACAAGATCAGTTAGAAACCCTCTAGTCTTATTATCATGGCATTCTAAACAGACTAACATGATATTATCCTCCTCTTTAGCAAGGTCAGGATATTTACTCTTCTCTAACAGATGGTCAAACATGTAAGAAAGTGGCTCTTTTCCAAGCCACTTTCCACAGTTTTCACAATCATGTTTCTGTCTGTTCTTCCAAATATGTAAGAAAAACTCATGTAGATCGGATTTTTTTCCACTATTCGATGATTTTCTGACATTTTTTTCCAGAATAACAGTTTTACGAAGAGCTTTTCTTGGTTTATGCAGGAAGCAATATTCACTCTCTGCATTCTTTCCACAAGTTTTGCACTTCATTTTACTAATAATTACCAGTTATTAACTCATATTCAAAATCATAATTTTCTTTTTCAAAATCAGATTTATTACCTTCTTTTATAACTTTACAGATAGCTTTTGCATCTTCAATAATCCTCTTCCAATTTCCTCCTGTTCTAGAAACTCCAGGTTGGCTTAATTCAAGTTTTTTTAATTCTTGTTTAGGTAAAGATTTATTTACTTGAACCAAGATTGCAATTGGATCATTATATGCAAATCCACTATCGTAATCTAAAAATAGTATTTTCATTTTACTTTGTTATAGGTTTTAAAGGATGCTCTAGAGTTATACATATCAATAAGAAAGTTTATCTTTTCCTTCCAGGCCTGATATACCTTCTTCTTACGCTTATCAATCTTCTCTCCTTCTACAAAAAGTTTTTCTATTTCTTCATGAAGATCCACTAGATTAACATATTGCTTCTTAAATAGATTAAGATCATCATCGTCTATTGATAGTATTAATTTGCTCATACGTTTATAGATTTAATTCCTGTTGAACCAAACCCTTTTTCTCCTCTTTCTGTTTGTTCTAAATCATCTGTTTCTATAAATATTGCTTGGACTACTGGAGTAATTTTACCTTGAGCTATTCTATCTCCTACTTTAATAATATAAGGAACTCTTTTATCAGAATTAAGATCAATATTATCTACAATTATACCAACCTCTCCTCTAAAATCACTATCAACTGTTCCAGGAGAGTTAGAAATTCTAAGTTTTGTTTTAACACTTACTCCTGATCTAGGAACTATTTGTAATTCATATCCTTGAGGAATTTCAAACGATAATCCTGTTTTTAAAATCTTAGTTTCTCCAGGATAAATTTCTGTATGCTGAATTGCATGAATATCAAATCCTGCAGCCCCAGAAGTTTGATACTTAGGAATAATTGCATCTGAATGCAACTTTTTAATTTTTACAAACATATTGTTCTTTTTGATTTAATAAATTTAATAATAATAATTTACATTTCTCTTTATCATTAGACCATTCTAATAACTGTTCATATGATACTTTGTTGTTTTCAAATGCCCAGAGTGTAGCATTCCCAAACTGTTTATGTATCCATCTATGATCACTTTCAGAAATAATACATAAGTTCTCAGGAACATTATTATAAATATTACAATCTTTATGATGTATACAATAACCTTTTGGAATTTTACTTATACCAAGAGTTTCAAAAGTAATATAATGATGCTCCTTTACACAACCTATTTTAGGATAATGATTTATTCTATATCCATCCTTATCATATTGTTTACCTCTATAATTAGGATTTTTGTCTCCTTTGTAGTAATTTTTTTTAAATTCTGTAGAACACTTCATAGAACAAAAGATACCCATGTTTCTATTGTATCTTTTTACTGCAGAAGGTTTTAGATAAAATTTCTTACCACAATTTGTACAAGTACAATTAGATGTATTTAAAGATTTTCTATAAGAAGAATAACAATCCATACTACAAGCTATATATTTTTTTGCTCTGCTTGGAGAAACAATTTCTTCTTTTCCACATTGTTTACATTTAACAGTTTCCATAATTAAGTGGGATTTATTGACAAATATATGTAAAAAATCAATAAATCCCACAAAATTTATGTTAATTAATTGTTAAATTTGTTCACTGGTAGCATCTTCTTCAGTTTTAATTTCGGTTTGGTTAATTTTGTTAATAATCTGTTCCTTAATTGAGTCTTGAAATTCCTTATTATCCATAAGAAGTTCCTTAAACTCTTCAAGATCATACTTAGTCTCATTGATAGTCATGGTTTTGCCATATTTCCTACCAACTTCATGTTCGTTAATTAGGTCCATTAATTCCCCTAATTTATCAATACCCTGGCCATAAACAATCTCAAACTGAGATAGTCTATAAGGAGGACTCATCTTGTTCTTGATAGCTTTCACCTTGGTTAGATTACCGTAGGTTACATCACCTTCTTTAGCAAGGCTTCTAGAAACCTCTATACGAACATCTGAATAGAATTTCAGAGCATGACCTCCCTGTGTTGTAGTGGGATTACCAAACATCACACCAATCTTCTCACGATACTGACTAATAACAATAACACAAACATTGTGTTGAGACAGAGCACCTTTTAGCTTTGGATAGGCATTGCTATTAAGGAGAGCCTTCTTACCAATAGCTGAATCACCCACCTCACCATCTAAGACCTTCTTAGGAATAAGACTTGAATCTGAATCTATAATCACCATATCAATGGTTCCAGTCTCAATCATTTCCATAGCAATGTTAAAACCTTCCTCACCGCATGATGGTTGAGCAATCAGCATCTTAGTGGTATCTACACCAAGAGCTTCAAAATACTTCTTATCAACAGCATGCTCGCCATCTATATACAGAACAACACCACCTTTCTTCTGACACTCTGCTACAGCATGACCACAAATTGTTGACTTACCTGTACCTTCCCAACCCATCAATTCATACATCTTACCTTTCACAAATCCACCAGTACCTAATGTGAAATGATCAAACCCAATACTTCCTGTACTGAAAGCATCATAGTGACCATTTGTTTTGTTGTCTAGTGTAAGAACTGTACCTACACCATAAGTTTTGTTAAGTTTGTCCAGTGCTTCCTGGAACTTACTTTTGCCCTCTGTGGGGACTTCTTTTGCTTTTGCCATATTTTAGTTGATTTTTACAAATTTACAAAATTGTCTTCGTTCTAGCAAAAAAATAAAGCCCCAAAGTAGAAACTTCAGGGCTAATCATTAATCACTAAAAACAAAAACAAAAACCAATTATCTGTTATTCTTTATAGAATAATAAATGCTGTTAATGATATACTGTACTAAGTTATCGTGTTTCATTATTCAATACTGCAATTAGAACCTGCACTTAAATAATCTTTAACTTGTTCTACACATTCTTTTATAGTTCCAATTACTCCATTAGGAAATTTATTATAGAAATTATTTAATTCTTTTGCCTCATTTGAATTGGGAGTTATGATCCATTTATCCTCTTTCAAATGATAACTTGGCTGATGTAATAATAAATTTCTTTCTAAATCTAAATAACTTCCTAAGAAACAATTGTCAACTATTGAAGAGTATATAGGTTTGAAGTTTTCCATATTTTATAAATATTTTATTTTATATAATCAAGAATATCTATACCTTGTTCATGTAAAGGTAAACTTTTACCTTCTTCCATTAATTGTTTTTTAAAAGTAGATATAGTTGACCATGTACATACATTATTACAAA